GCTATTCCGGCGAAACCGGCGCTCAAGGCACATCTGGCTATTCCGGCGAAATCGGTGCTCAAGGTCCAACCGGTGATCAAGGTATTGAAGGGGTATCTGGGTATAGCGGCGAGCAGGGTACTATCGGGGCGCAGGGCATTGACGGTGTTCAAGGTCCAACCGGTGCTCAAGGCCCTGACGGTAATCAAGGCATTATAGGAGCTCAAGGTCCAACCGGTGCTCAAGGCACTGACGGGGGTCAAGGCATTATAGGGGCTCAAGGTCTAGAAGGACCACAAGGTACACAAGGCCCTGAAGGTGGTATTGGCGGCATGGGGATACAAGGTATAACCGGTACTGAAGGAGCTCAAGGTATTATCGGTCCGCAAGGTACTGCTGGACCACAGGGTATTGAAGGAATATCTGGATATAGCGGGGTACAGGGCACTATAGGAACCGCGGGTATAACAGTAGACACAGTTTCTTACCCGCCATCCGCATTTAACGCGCCAGGCACTACTAATACCTTTATAGTAAGCGCTGGAATAGCCTACTTGTGTACTACTACGGATATATGGGTAAAATGGACAGTAGACACTACCTGGTAAAAAATAATTTTAGTGTAAATATATCTAAATGGCTGAGCAACAAAACTACTTTTCAAAAGCATTTAACAACTTCGTTAAAAAGCTACCGTACACCGGTAATGCTACGGTCATTGATAATATTCAGGAATTAAATCCAAAGTTTGAGACGTTCTGGAAAATCGGTACTTCCCAACAAGAAAAAAATCTTAAACAAGCAGTATCTGTAGTACAGGACCCTAATAACCCTAATAATAATTTAGAAGGTATTATTATTGATAAAGGCTATCATGATTATCTTTATGCTTTAATTGATACAGACAAAGCTAAAAGAATTGCCGATTATCGTATCATGGCGTCTTATGCAGAAATAAGCCACGCCCTGGATGAAATTTGTGATGAAGCGCTAGTCAAAGACGAAAAGGGTAACTACGCTACTCTAGGTATTGCTGAGCGGTTTGACGATACAATTAAAAAAGAGCTTTTAAAGAACTTTAATCATATTGTAGAGTTATTTAACCTAGACAACAGAGGTTGGGAATATTTCAGGACTTTGTTAATTGATGCAGAAGTCTTTTTTGAAAATGTAATTAATGAAGACAAAAAAGAAGCTGGTGTTATAAGCGTAGTACAAATACCTACAGAGCATATTAACCCTATATTTGATAATGTGCAAAACATGATTATCAAAGGATATATTCTCCGCAAGCCTGTTCCTAAAGATGAAAAGACCGGCGGTTATAATATTAACAACCGTGGCCCTTCAGGTGGTCCTAAAAAAGACGGTCTGGAATTAATTCCTTTAGAACGCCATCAGGTAACATATTTTCATTCTCATACTTGGAACGAAAACAAAACTATTCGTTTACCGTATATTGAAGTAGCACGTAGAGCGTATAAACAGCTTTCATTAATTGAAGATAGTATTGTAGTGTATCGCTTAGTAAGAGCACCAGAACGTTTAGCGTTTTACGTTGATGTAGGTAACATGCCTGCACCTAAAGCTGAAGCTTACCTTAAGCGCTTAATGCAGAGTTATTGGTCAAGAAAAACCTACGACTCTGCCCAAGGTAAAAATATTAATGTATACGACCCACAAAGCATGTTAGATAGTTACTGGTTTGCTCGTCGTAATGGAGACCAAGGCACCAAGGTAGAAATGCTTAAAGGTGGTTCTAATTTAGGCCAGCTAGATGATCTTAACTACTTTGTTAAGAAGCTTTATAAAGCTTTACGAGTACCAACAAGCCGTCTCAATCCAGATACTAAATTTGCAGATGGCTCTGAAATTTTAAGAGAAGAACTTAAATTTGCTAAACTTATTATTAGACTGCAAAGACATTTTGCAGCTACAATTAAAGATACGTACGTAACCCATCTTAAGCTTAAAGGTCTATGGCAGGAATACAAGCTTAAGGAAAGCGATCTTACTATTACTCTTAATCCGCCGTCACACTTTTCGGCAATTAGAGATCAACAATTACTTGATATTAAAATTAAAAATTTTAATGGTTTTACTCAAGTTGATAACATTTCTAAAACATATGCATTAAAGAAGTTTATCGGTTGGTCTGATGATGAAATTAAAGCCAATAGAGAGTGGTTAAAAAGAGACGCAGCTCTCTCTTGGGAAATTGATAAGATTACTACACTTGGCTCTAACTGGAAAGAAGCTATGACTACTGGAGCAGGGCCGGAGCAAGGCGGTCCTCAAATGCCAGGCGGCGCCGGTATAGGGCCAGGTGCCGGCGGTGCTCCGTCATTTGGACCGGGTCCCGGCGCAGGTTTAGGAGAGCCTGGAGCAGGTCCAGAGGCTGGCGCGCCAGGAACCCCGGGAGCGGCTCCGGTAACAGGTACAGCTCCAGCTGGTATAGGCACTCCGGGCGGCGCCGGTAGTGCGTTACCAGGTACTTAATTAACCCATAAAAAACATTGGAGGCTGTTGAGATTCTGAGAATCCGCCCTTAAGTTCATCTTCAAGTGCTTTCTTTTCTTCTGTGCCTTGTCTCATTAATTCTTGATACTGTATAGTACCTTGACCGAATAATTGAGTGCCGCCGAATTTACCACGGGTATTAGCTATAGAAATTTTCATTATAGCTTTAGCGTATTCCATTACCCAACGTTCCTTAACTAAATCTTTAATAGGCCTTTCAAGATATACCCCGACAGCAGCGTAATAACGAGTATCAGAACCTTGTTTAGGGTCTGGTAATATTCTCATTACTTGGGTACGAGGATCAAAACGTATGTATTGTTTCATCGCAAATAGTTTTTCGCGAGTTTCTAGCCAGTCTTTTAATACATGCCAAGTAATAAGGTCAAAAGCTTTGCTACCTAAAGAATATGCAAAATGCATTTGTTGCGCTAAACTTTGCTCAATAGTGAATAAAGTATTAACCCCTTCATTAGTACCTTCACTAAAAGAAAATACATCAATAACTTTTCTATAGGAATCTAAATCGTAATCCCAGCCGGATTGAAAAGTAGAAGACAAAGAAGATAATTCTGGAGTTATATTAATTAAAGTATCTAATTTAATACCTTGCCCGGGGGTGTATAAGTTAGAATCAAATATAAGAATTTCTTCAGTACCTGGCGTAAAGCGGGTAAATTGTTCTATTGCGTATGCAATTGCATCGTATGCAGCTACACAAGCAATTTCTAAATTAATTAAGGGTGCCCCTAGCTGAAAAAATATACGTTCAGCTAACATATCGTAACTTTGTATACGATTATTTAAATTAGTCGAAAGAAATGCTGAAGGACCTACAGTAGAAGTAGACAAAGCCATATCTATATTTAGGTCTACTTAAGAGTTGGTAATACTATTTTTAGTAAATCTTCAGCTTTTACAAAAACCTCTTCTTTATATTCAGTTTGCCACCAAAATTGAAACTGGCGCGGCCTTAAATATTTTGGATTTCTTAATACATTAGTATTAAAAGCGTGTCCAAATATCTTAGGGTCAGATTGACCGAATATCACAAAACCATTAGGTATTTTATAATAAGCGCAAAAATGCTGGAAAAAATTATCTACTGACAACCAAGCATTACATGTACGAGTAAGTTTGAGTAGTTGCTCTGGACCTAGATTATGCATAACCGTATCAACCCCTTTTAAGACAGGTTCTCCGGCTACGCCGATTTGAATAATACTAACAGTCGGTACTTCGTTTTTAAGAAGTTCTATAAAGCGCTCCCAGTAAGGGTAGTTCTTAGGATTAACTTTATTGCCCTTAGCTTGTTCTACGGGCATTTTTTGAGAGTATGGACTAATAATAACTATCATAGGTATAAAGCTCTATAGGCTTCTGTTAAAGATTTTTTCCAATTATTCTTTTCCATAAACATATAAATGTTATGCTCTTCCACGTTAGTTATAGGTAAAGCGTCTGCTAAAGAACAAATATTAATATTATCGGTTTTAATATCCCAAAAACAATCTGGCCAGCATACTGCCAAAATAATTTTTGCGTTTTTATATTTTTCTAATAACTCAGGAATAATAATTTTAAACGCGTAATGATCCCCTCTACCGGAATCTAAAAATATTAATTTATGGCCTCGAGGACGAACACCCCATTGGTTTAATTTAATTTGAAATTTCTTTTCGTCTTCAACGAGTATTTTTTGTTCATGGTCGCTTCTTATACCCCCATTAGAGTAATGAAAATGCCACGTATTAAGACCGTTAATTGCAGCTAATTGCCAACCGGCCCTTACCATCTCATAGGTAAAAATCGTTTCCTCTCGGTGTCCTTTTCTAGATAGAGTTAAATCATAGCCGTGCTTTGCAGCTTCTACTCTATACATAAACGTGCTACCCTGTAAATGCTCAACCGGCTGAACATTATACTCTTTATACATATTCCACTGCACATTTAAACCGAGATATATATCTTCAATTTTGTTAGAAGCTAAATTTGTTGCAAGTGGTCTCTTAGGATCTACAATACAAGGCCCTACAGCTCCTATTTTAGAGCTACTCGTAATCACTTGATACATTTTTTCTAGAGTATCAGGTAATAGTATATTATCGTCGTCTATACGCCAAATAAAAGGTGTTTCTGCATTAACCCGAGCATGTTCATGGTTATGTATTTGCCCTTTACGCGCCCCTGGAGTCCAGTACCAATTAACCCCCATGACTAACATTGCCGTTAAGATATTATTAAAAACTTCGTTTTGTCGAGGGTCATTAAACTCGTCATTATCGTCGTATACAATTATCTTTCCAGGCTTGCAATTTTGAGTAAGTAAAGAGCTTAGTACAAGCGGCAATGTTGTATTATGGCGTCCGCGGGTGGATATGGTTGCGGTGACATCATTAAGTATCATTTCTTATATATAATCTAAATCATTAAAAATACCAGTACATATATAGTTTTTCAGCCATTTGGCATAAATATATTTGATGCTTCTTAAACTTATAGCTCAAAATCCTATTACGGAGGGTCTTGATTATCTTATTGAGGAAGGTAACAAAGATAAACCTGCAGTAATGTATATAACCGGTCCGTATATGGTTGCTGAAGAAAGAAACCGCAATAATCGTATTTATAATTTAGACGAAATGGCTAATGAGGTTGCTCGTTACAACAGTGAATTCATTAAACAGAATAGAGCGTTAGGAGAACTTGAGCACCCACAAAGCGCTACTATTAATAGTGAACGCGCTTGTCATATGATTACCGAACTAAGAATGGAAGGTAATATTGCAAAAGGTAAAAGTAGAGTTCTTAGTACTCCTACTGGTCAGATAGTAAAATCTTTAATACAAGACGGTGTCCGTCTTGGTGTATCAAGTAGAGCTCTTGGAGAGCTTTATGAAAAAGGCGGAGTAAATCATGTAAAAAACATGAAGCTTATAACCGTTGATGTCGTAGCTGATCCTTCAGCTCCGGGTGCTTTTGTTAACGGTATACTAGAATCAAAAAATTTTATTATTAGCAAAGACGGGCGTTACGAAGAACTTTATGATACTTTTCAACACAAACTTTCTAGTTTGCCTCGTAGAGATGTAGATTCTTATTTGAGAGAGCAAATTATAAAGTTTATTAACGGATTAAAATAACATGAATCAACAAAAACAAATTACCAATTTTATTAAACACATAGTTGACAATAACTATTCGGCAGCTGACAAGACCTTGCAATCAATAGTAAGTGAAAAGATCAAGGCCCGCATACAAAAAGCGGAAACAACATTAACAAACAAAAACTCAAAAAAATCCTAATTAAGGGTTTAAAAACACTAAATATTTAAATACGCATGAGCAACGATATCTCTACTATCTTAAAAGAGGCCACAAAAGATCTTCTCACTGAAGAAACTCTTAAGGCTATTACCGAATCTTTCGAAAAGAAAGTCGACGAAAAAGTCAATCTTGCTGTTGAAGCTGCTTTAGTAAAGCAAGACGAAGAATATTCAGCTAAGCTCGAAAAAGTACTCGAAGCTATCGATGCTGATCACACCTCTAAACTAGAAAAGATCGTTACTAAGATTGACGAAACTCATGCAGCTAAGTTTGAGCATGCTATTAAGACTATTGACGAAAGTCATAGCGCTAAACTTGAAAAACTTGTTAAGGCTTATGATAATGCTCTTAAGAATGAAGCCGATACCTTTAAGAAGAACATAGTAGAGAATGTATCTTCTTATCTCGAGCTTTATATTGATAAGGCTATCCCAGCTCAGCACATTTTTGAAGCTACTCAAAACGCTCGTTCCCGTAAGATAGTAAATCAAATTAAACGTTTAGTGAGTCTTGATGAAACATTTGTAAATGAAAATGTAAAAGAAGCTTTATTAGACGGTAAGAAACAAATTGATGAAGCTAATGTAAGAGCTTCTCAAGCTGCTAAAAGCGCACAGCTATTAACAGAAAGAGTTGCAACAATGGAAAGAGACCTCTTGTTAGAAAAGAAAGTTGCAAATTTACCGGCCCCTAAAAAAGCTTACATGCTTCGCGTATTAGCTGAAAAAGATGCAAAGTTCATTAATGAAAACTTTGATTACGTGTCCGAAGTATACGAAAAGAAGGAAGAAGACACTCTACAGGTTTTAAAAGAATCTACTGCTCCTAAATCCAAAGGCGTTGATAGAGTAATTACGGAAGAAGTAAAGCAAGGTACTAAATCCTTTATTTCGAAAGAAGATGATTCCGGTGAAAAGTATGTCGCCGAATCTTACGTGTCTTTATTAAAGAATAAGCTCGTATAATAATAAATCAGATTTTTTTCAAAAGCCTCCAGTTTCTGGGGGCTTTTTTAATAAGTATATATCTATAAGTTGAAGTACTGTTAAGTACTTGAGGTAATGTCAGTTTACAAAAATTAAGTTATTATGAAACAAGTTAAACCTTCACAATCATACATCGATCGTGATCGCGCTAGCCAACTTCTCAAAAAGTGGGCCCCATTGCTCGAGCACGCCGATGACGCAACCCCAGCGATCAAAGACGATCACACCAAGTTAAACACTGCTATCCTTCTTGAGAACCAAGAAAAGTGGTGCTTTGAGTCCACTAACGTAGCCGGTAACGGTGGCGTTTTCGGTACTCTTCAAGGTGCTCCAGGTCAAGGCGGTCTACAATCCAGTGACTTCTATGCTACTGGTGACGCTCGCTTACCAAAGATCTTGATCCCAATGATCCGTCGTACTTTCCCAGAGCTTATCACCAACGAAATCGTGGGTGTACAGCCAATGAGCGGTCCAGTAGGCCTCGCCTTCGCTCTCCGCTACAAGTACGAAGCAGATCCTCTCGGTGCTACCCAAACCGATAACCTTTACGGTTCGGTAAGTAACAACACCATTCCAGACAATCGTAAGCTTCTTGGTACCGACGGTGCAGAAGTAGGTTGGAACTACCTCAACACCGCATTTACTGGTACATCTGCTGCTTACCTTTCTGGCTTGGGTACAGGCGACACCACATTCCCAATCATCAGCGTTGACAAGGGTATTGCACAACTTCTAAGTAATTTCGAATTAACCACAAACATCCCACAGATGGTTGTGTCTTTCGAAAAGACTGCAGTTGAAGCTGGTACTCGTCGTTTAGCAGCTCGTTGGTCCGTTGAACTTGAGCAAGACCTCAAGAACATGAACGGTATCGACATTGATAACGAGCTTACCAACGCAATGAGTTACGAAATTCAAGCTGAAATTGACCGTGAAATGGTAATCCGTATGTGCCAAGTTGCTCTCAACGCTGGTGCAAATCAAGGTTACTCTTTCTGGTATGCAGCTTCTGCTGACGGCCGTTGGTTAGGTGAACGTAATCGTGACTTCTATGCTCGCGTAATCGTTGAAGCTAACCGCGTAGCAATCCGCAACCGTCGTGGTGCAGCAAACTTCATCATCGCAACACCTCGTGTTTGCGCAATGCTTGAAATGCTTCCTGAGTTCCAATGGTTCTCCGTCCAAGGCAATGTCAACACTCAACCTGTTGGTATCGCTAAGGTAGGCACCGTTGGTGGTCGTTTCACGGTTTACCGTGACACTCGTACAGAAGCCCAATATCAAGTAGGTCAACGCGCTACTTCTCTTGAGTACGCCCTTCTTGGTTACAAGGGTACTGAATATTACGACACCGGTATCGTATACTGCCCATACATTCCTGTATTGGTACAGCGTACCGTTGGTCCTAACGACTTTGCCCCACGTGTAGGCTTAATGACCCGTTACGGTGTCATTGACCACATCTTCGGTGCAAATCTATACTACCACCTCATCATCGTTTCCGGCCTCGGTACCGCGTTTGTTCCTGGTACTGCAGCAACCATGCTCTAATAAAGCTGGTAACGGTAAAACGTTTAACAAGAACCCGCCCTGCAAAGGGCGGGTTTTTTATTGTCTACAAGTAAGTATAGTATATGCCTGTAAACCCGCCAGTAACAGTTAACTACCCAGACTTCTCGTCTAGACTTGCTAACGCTATTATATTTCCGGATACTACAGCGTACCCGCCTATCTCTACTGTACAAGTAGAAACTAGATTCGATAGTGATAATCTTACAGTTGTTCCTTCCGTTTCTACCACATATATTTATCGTAAGACAGCATTACTAGTATCTAATGTTGACTCTACTGAGACAAATGGATCCCCCTTTGGAGATAATGCTTCTACAGATGCTTTCGGTCGGTTAAGAGTCGGTATACCTCAAACTCTTTTCGATAGTAAGCTGTTGTATGATAAGGCTCCGTTTGTTTTTGACGAAGTTATCAGTTCAGGGTCAAGCACCTTTGTGCCAGGGGACAGCTTGGTAGTAATGTCAACATCTGCCGCTAGCGGTTATGTTATAAGACAGTCGTCGTCTCGCTTCAATTATCAACCTGGCAAGAGCATGTTTACTAACATAACATTTGTAGCTGCACCAGAAGCAAATATTATAAAAAGAATGGGTTTGTTTCAGGGCTTATCAGCAGCCCCGTATACCCCTTCGGATGGGTTTTATTTAGAGATTGGCCCAGACGGTCCTAGTTTTAATATAGTAAAAACTGAAGGAACTGTTAATACTATAACTGTACCTCAGTCTAGCTGGAACGTAGATAGATTAGACGGTACTGGCTCATCCGGTCTAGCTTTAGATTTTACTAAAGGTCAGATCTTTGCGGCTGATTATGAGTGGCTTGGTTTAGGGAGAATTCGCTTTGGGTTTTATTTAAAGGGTAAACTATACTACGCCCATTACGTTACTAATTTTAACGCTCTTACCACGCCTTACATGACTTCTCCTAACCAGCCTATAAGATATGAAATAAGACAGACCGGGGCTGGTACAGGTACTATGAAACAAATTTGCTCGACCGTTGTAGAAGAAGGCGCTCCGGAAGAAATAGGCTATGCAGTAACTGCTGCAACTTCCGGGACCATTACTGTACAAAATGGTGTTGATACTCCAGTCTTAGCCGTGAGACTTGCCCCAGGCGCACAGAATTTGTCTTTATTCTTAAAAGAATTTTCTCTATACAACACAGATAATACCAATAACGCAAGATATACTTTATATAGAGACCCGACTATTACCGGTGGTAGTCTAACATGGAACAAACCAGCTGATTCTTATTTTGAATTTGCATATGGCAGTTCGGCGCTAACAGTATCTGCTGGCTATACAATGTTTACAGGTTTTATACCAAAAAGTCAAGGCACATCCTCGAATATAGGCAGCCAAGACATACAGGGCTTAATAGGTAGATTCGGTACAAAAATTAATGGAACCCCGGATATACTGGTAATAGCTGCTCGAGGATTAGGATCTACTCTAGCGTTATACGCTGCAGCTAACGCATTTATTAAATCTTAATATTACCAGTTTTTACAGCTAAAGTATTTTGCTGTACCAGGCTTAGCGGAAGAGCATTTGTGGCGTGCTCTAAATGATTTACGACGCTTAGGGTTTGATTTCTTAATACGTAAGTTAGGATCTCCGTAGTGTACTCTTTTTAACTTACCACCGACTCGGGTGCAGCGCATATACTTTTTATCGCTACGAGATGAAGCTTGCTGACCAGTTACTTTGGTGCAACGTGCTCCTTTTTTTTCCTGTACTTCAACAGGAAAAGTCTCTACAAATTCTTTTAATAATTCGGTTACTTTTAAATCAAATTGCTTAAACATATATATTATTTATTATTTTAAGTAAATATAACAGATGAGTAAGAAAAAACGTTTATTAAAACAAAAGCAAACTCACAACAATAACGAAAATGTCAAAGATAAAAGCCTAGTAGTTCATCAGGCTCAAAAACTAGAAAGACCGGTACAAATACGACAAAGACCGGATTTAACAATTAAACAAAAAGAATTTCTAAAGCTTGCTTTAGATAATAATACTAAAATAATGTTTTTATCAGGCCCGTCTGGTAGTAGTAAAAGCTTTTTAGCTACATTAGCTGTATTAGAGTTAATGAATCTTAAAAAAGTAAGCGATTTACTTTATATACGTTCTATAGTAGAAAGTAGTGATAATAAAATGGGGTATCTCCCGGGTAGCGCTGAGGAAAAGTTATCTCCTTATCTCGAACCTTTAATGGAAAAATTGGATGAACTTTTATTTGCAGCAGATATCAATACATTACTAAAAGAAAAAAGAGTTGACGGTAAACCCACAGGCTTTCTTAGAGGATTAAGTTGGAATGCAAAAGGCATTATAATGGATGAAGCACAAAATAGTACATTTAGAGAGCTCGTTACCCTATTAACCCGAGTAGGTCACTTTAGTAAGCTATTTATTTGCGGAGATCCGATGCAATCAGATATTAACGGCAAATCAGGGTTTGAAAAAATGTGCAATGTTTTTAATGACGTTGAAAGCAAAGAAAAAGGCATACATGTATTCTACTTGACGGAAGAGGATATAGTAAGAAGCGAAATTGTAAAATATATAGTAAAAAAACTAGAACTATATAATAAAAAGGGCTAATTTGTAACTTTGTCAGGTCCACTGGCGAATAAAACAAAAACTTTTTTCTAGAAAAAAAGTTAAACCCCTTTACAATAGTAAATAATAAACCTATGATTTTCGACGAACAGATTTCACGTAAACCCAATCACTATCCTTGGACGGAAGAATTTATCGAGTCGATGCATAATGGATTCTGGACTCATAAAGAGTTTAGCTTTAAATCTGATGTGCAACAGTTTAAGGTTAATCTTACTGAGCAGGAACGCGAGATTATTATTCGTACTCTTTCCGCAATTGGTCAAATTGAAGTTGCGGTAAAGACGTTCTGGGCTAAGCTTGGAGAAAATTTGCCTCATCCTGCTTTGCAAGATCTCGGTTATGTTATGGCTAACACCGAAGTTATCCATAATAACGCTTACGAAAGACTTCTTACAGTACTTGAGCTAGAAGATGTATTTGAAGAAAATCTAAAGTTAGAATGGATTCAAGGTCGAGTGAAGTATCTTAAGAAATACACGCACCGTTATTATAAAGACAAAGAAAAGCAGTATCTCTATGCGCTTATCCTTTTTACTTTATTTGTAGAGAATGTATCATTAATGAGTCAGTTCTACGTTATTAACTGGTTTGCGCGTAATAAGAACGTTCTTAAAGATACTGATCAGCAAGTTAAATATACTCGTAATGAAGAGAACATTCACGCGCTCGTCGGTATGAAAATTATCAATACCATTAGGGAAGAATATCCTGAGCTTTTTGACAAAGAGCTTGAGGATAAAGTTTTATCTGAAGCTGTAGAGGCATACGAGAGCGAGGCTAAGATCGTTGATTGGATGGTTAATGGTATTAAAGAAGAAGGCCTCTCTGCAGCTCATCTTAAAGAGTTTATTAAAGACCGCATTAACGAATCTCTTAAAGGTATCGGCTTTCCACCTGCATTCGAACCGGACAGTGAACTGCTTAGAGAAACTACTTGGTTCAATGAAGAGTTACTTGGTAATAACATGACTGATTTCTTCCATTCGCGCCCTGTAGAGTACTCAAAAAAATCACAAAGCTTTTCAGCAGACGATTTATTTTAACTGACCTGTAGGTAAGTACATTTTACGCATATGACTAATAAGGATATCTATTGGCTGAATACTGATTCTAGAAAATTTCTTGCACGCGGTTATCTTTTAGAAACCGAAACAGCCGAGCAACGCATTAGAGACATCGCTGAATCAGCTCAAGATTATCTTAAGCTGAAAGGCTTTGCAGATAAATTTGAAGAATATATGCATAAGGGATTTTACTCTCTTGCATCGCCTATCTGGGCTAACTTCGGCCGCAAACGCGGTTTACCTATCTCTTGTTTTGGTTCATACGTTGATGACGATATGGACGCTATCCTCTATAAGATTTCTGAAGTAGGTACTATGTCTAAAGCAGGCGGCGGTACATCTGGATTCTTTGGCGCTATCCGGCCACGTGGTGCTAAGATTAGCTCTGGCGGGGAGTCAACTGGGGTACATCACCAACTTACTGTATTTGAGTCCTTAACTGATTATATATCTCAAGGTAATGTCAGACGTGGATCGTTTGCAGCGTACCTACCTATTGATCATAAGGATATTGAAGAGTTTCTTAATATTCGTAAGGAAGGTGATACTATTCAGAATCTATCTATCGGGGTATGTATTTCTGACGAATGGTTCAAGTCGATGTTAGATGGAGATAAAGAAAAGCGCCGAATTTGGGGTTTAGTTATTAAGAAACGCTTTGAGTCTGGTTATCCTTATATCTTTTTTACAGATAATGCTAACAAACAAGCCCCTGAAGTATATAAAGACAAAAAGTTAAAGATTCATCATAGTAATCTCTGTACCGAGATTATGCTTTCTAATGGTCCGGATGAATCATTCGTATGTGATCTCTCATCTCTTAATTTTGAAAAGTGGAACGAGTGGAAAGACACTGATGCAGTTGAGACGCTTGTTTATTTTCTCGATTCAGTAATGACTGAATTTATTAATAAGACCGAGAAAATGAAGTTTATGGCTCACCCAAGAAACTTTGCTATCAATCAAAGAGCTCTTGGTATTGGTTCTCTTGGCTGGCATACGTTCCTTCAATCTGAAATGGTTGCTTTTGAGTCTATAGAAGCAAAGTTTCTTAATACTAAAATTTGGAGATTTGTACGGGAAAGAGCTGACAAAGCTTCTGAAGAACTAGCTAAGCATTACGGAGAACCACCGCTACTTAAAGGCTACGGTCGTCGCAATGTAACTACTCTTGCGGTAGCACCAACAACTTCAAGTTCTTTTATTCTCGGACAGGCGTCTCCATCAGTAGAGCCGCTCAACTCTAACTATTTTGTTAAAGATCTGGCTAAGGGCAAATTTACATATAAAAACCCTTACCTTGAGGCTCTTCTTGAAAAGAAAGGCAAGAACACTGACAGTACTTGGAAGTCTGTGCTTGTTAAAGGTGGGTCAGTACAACATCTTGAGTTCTTGACTCAAGAAGAAAAAGATGTATTTAAGACATTTGGAGAAATTAGTCAAAAAGAAATTGTTATTCAAGCTGCAGCTCGTCAAAAGTTTATTGATCAAGGTCAATCATTAAACTTAATGATCCCGCCTAATACTAAGCCTAAGGATGTCAATGACTTATTAATATTCGCTTGGGAAAGTGGTATTAAGAGTCTTTACTACCAGCGCTCGGCAAATCCTGCTCAGGAACTTGCTCGTTCTATATTATCTTGCGCTAGTTGCGAATCATAAATAATTTTGCGTGCAAACGCATTACTATGAAACTAACTAACTACAATACAAATAGTAACGTATATAAAAATCCAACATCCCTTATTGATTCATTCTTCAATAGGGATCCATTCGATCACCCTTTCTTTTGGGGTGACGTGAGCCGAACAGGAGATACTGTAAGGTTTAAAGAGGGGGACGAACTCACTGTAGAGGTGGATCTTCCCGGGGTATCCAAGGATAAAACTACAGTCTCAGTAGAAGGTAGAGTTGTATCTATTGAAGGTTCTCGAAAAGTAATCCACAAAGGTGGCACTCAAGAGGAAACTTTCAGTCGCAGTTTTACTGTTGGCAATAGCTATAACTTGGATAAAGCTGCAGCGGAGCAAAAAGATGGTGTTCTTACTTTGGTATTTCCTAAAAACAAAGTAGAAAACGGCGGTAAGAAAATTATCGATATTAGCTAATCGTATTGCCGATTGATACTTAAGGGAGAGAGAAATCTCTCCCTTTTTTATTGTAAGTATTTATGTGAAAAAACTAAGCGCGCTTTTATTGCCGATTTTGTTCACGGGTTGTACGTTAATACCCGGACTCAAGATGCCTGAGTCCTGGAAGAGCTTAAGCGGCGGCTCTGTTACCGCCGGTGCTGTAGCAGCTGCTGACAAAGATAAAAAAAGCGTGACTCAACTAAGCGAAGCAGATAAAAAAGTAGAAGAAGCTCGCAAAAAAATAGAACAAGAATATGAAGAATTTCGTAAAGGATTATCTGATGCTTATAAAAAGAGAGAAGAAATAGATAATGCTAATTTTAAAAAAATTAGCGAAACAAATTTTGGCATACTATATGCAACTGAAGCTAAAAAAGATACTGATATAGATTTTGCTATTGCCCATTTTAGAGCAAAAGAAAATATGTTTCGTCTCGATCCTCTACCTATTACAATGCAAGATCAAATAAAACAAGAAGTAGACGCTGATCGTAAAAAAACTTCAACCGATTTGTTTAAAAAATATGAAAAGCTTTTTGAAGATTCTAAAGCTGCTGCTGATGCTTATCAAAAAGCTACAGATTTAATTAAACAAAAAGAAGATGAAAAAGCTAAAATGAGAGCTGATAATAAAGCAGCTTTAGATAAACTTAATGCTGAAAAAGCTGCTGAAATAGAAAGAGTTAAGAAAGAAGCAGAAGATAGATTAGCGCTAGCTAAGGAAGCTCAAAAACAAGAATATCTTGGTTATATGATTAAAGCTTTGGTCGGGGTAGGTATATTATTTCTTATAGCGGCTGGTTTAATGAAAAGCATTAATATGGGTATAGTTGCTATATCTTCATTTGCTCTTGCCTATACTATTGCTACTGCCCCTACTTGGGTCATAGGTAC